AAAATCAGGTGGCTATAAAATAAACCACGATAAAAACCACGAATATCAAAAAAGCTAATAACAATATTTAAAAATTGTTTAACAATATATTAAAATCTGCTATTTTATAATTGAGTTTAAAAAATAGCTGACAATCCCCACCCGGTGGGGGTTGAATAAAAAATCGCCAACCTTTGTGGAGTTTTACAAAAATGACTGAAGACATATCACTGCTTATGTTCGAGCAACTCAAACATATACGAAAAACAGTAGAGCGCACCGCTGATAATGTAAACGACTTAAAACTACGCGTTGCAGATCTGGAACATCATCATGCCTATAGTGCAGTAACCGATGCACGCCTTCAGTCATCGCTGGATAAAGTGACTGAACGCCTGGGTCGTATTGAGAAAAGACTGGAATTAAGTAATGACTGAACATCGTAGAGACGCAATATTTTGCGTCTCTAAAGAAGCGGATTCCAAATGAACATCAACGAACTTTTAAGAACTTTAACCGTCATGGGCAACCCGAAAGTGAATTTTAGTGTTTATTGGCTTAAGGGCGTGCTGACGGTTCGATTCAGTATTGAGGGCGGTAATGGTATTACTTACGATCTTTTAACCGCCAGAGGCGATAAAAAGGGCTTTAAAACGCTTAAAGCGGTGCTGGCTGACCTGAAAACCATTGATCCTGGGTTGAATCAGGATTCACAGATTAAATTTTATTTTATTGAATAGATCGATAATGAAAATATAGAAAGCGCAAAAAATCTGCTAGAAAAAATTAAACAGCAAAAATATATTGATTCCTATTAATCAAGATTTCTTAGACTCCCCCGACAACGAAGTCTTAAAACCCGTATTGCTGAAAGTATGTTCCACCCGGTTACACACCCAAGTCGTACCACTCACGCCCGGCCTAAAGCCCACCAATATCAAAGGCGATTCTGCGAACAAATTGGGGTTGCCAAGGGCCAAACTCACTTCGACCGTGTTGGTGCCTTGGTTTAACGATTCCAGCTTGTCCTTAGCCGCTCTGATGGCATTTCCTTCTGATACGTAAGTATGCCGGATAATAAAGGCCGGTTTGTCGGTGCTGGTTGATACCGTGTACAGTTTGGCGGTTTTCTTGTCATGCCAGGTCGCTGTGACAGACTTGTAAGCGTCCCGATCGGTAAGGCTGGCCCGGTAGTCCGACACTTGTACTTTATCGACGGTAATCGTTTGCAGACTCGCGCCGCCCATGCTTTTGGCTTCCAGTGCCTTGGCGACGATCAATAAATCATTGGTGACCTTCGCCACGCCGTTATGGGATTCAGCCAGGCGGGTTAGAAGATGCAGGTTGGATTCTTCGGTTTGATCCAGATGCGTGAATAAAATATCCGATAACGTCGCCGATATTTTGCCGACCAGACCGCTTTCACTGGCAATGGTTGTAACCAGTTCGCCAAAGCGGATATTATCAAAGCTGCGGGTTAAACTGGATTTAATGTCGCCGGTTTCGGTTCCGGTCAGGTCGGCGGCTTTGGCGGAAATGGACATGGTTTGCGGCCAGCCTGCCACGCTGGTTTCATCGACGAAATAATCACCGACTTTGGTGAGGCCCGTTTGTTCATAGCCTAATGATACCGAGAGTTTTGCGCCGTGCCGTGGCAATTCCAGTTTGCCGTCTCTATCGTCCAATTCCAGCGACATGCAATCGCTTTTCATGCCTGCCTCATCGGTCGTTCGCAAGCTGATCAAGCGTTGCTGGATTTGCTGCGTGATGTTAACGCCTTCAGCGATTATTTTAAATTGCGGGTTCATGATTCATTGTTACGTAGAGACGCAAAATATTGCGTCTCTACAATGCGGATTAATCCCATAGACGGATAGGCGCCACCGTATCCACCTCCGGTATTTCAGGCAATTCAATAATCAGGCCCAAGGGCAACACGGGGCCGATATCCGCAAGCCCCCGGTTCGCCTCTAAAACGATTTCAACCGCTTTCGACTGCCGACCATAAAACTTATAACAGATCGCGTCCAGCATATCGTTGTCTTTGGTGCGGTATTGGGTCATTTGTCGCCTCCGTATTGCGTGATCTTCATGTTAAAGCTTTGTTTTCTGGCCGTGCCGTCATCAAAAAATATTTCTTTGGTTTCCTCGATGGAATTAATCACCCATTTGCCCCACACATAATCCCGGCCATCTATCATCAGTAGGGGCTTTCCGGTTGCGGCAACGCGGCGCATACTGGCTAACTGCCCTGTTCCGCCCGCAAATGAGGGGTAAATATCGCCGCTGAGCGTGATGGATTCCTCACCGGGGCCAGTGTATTGCTGCGCCGGAATTTGGCCGTAGCGCTCAATGCCTTGCCATCTAAAACTGGTTGAATGGGAAAAGGCTTGATAGGCGGCAGTGCTCAAGGAAAACTGGAACGCGCCCAGTTGCATCATAACGCCTATCATCGAAATAGCTCCTTAATCATGCAAGCGCCCCCGCTTATCTGCGGCTTGCTTATTTTCATACTCCTTGATCATCCGTTTAGCTAAATCTTTTGAATCTTCGCCGGCATTCTGGGTAATGTGAAACGTATTGTTATTGTTATACATAACCGATTGCGGTTGTTTGCCGGTTGACATCGGTGGCAGGGGCGTTGCCCCTGCGGGCATCGCTCCACCGACTGCAACAGCCGTCCCTATTACCGCCGCCTTGCTTGCGCCCCACATAGGCGTTGTGGCTAGCCTTCCAATTGAAGCCACCGTATCGCCAATCGTTCGGGCCGTCGTGATCAGATTATTCGCCATTGCGCCAATTTGGGCAAATTTCTCACTGAGCCAATTGATCAGGGATTCCCAAATACCGCGCACGGTGGCCGCCATCGCCGAAAATGCGCCGCTAATGGTAGCGCCGATAGACGAGGCCGCTGCCGCCATCGCCGGAAACGTCCCTGAGAACCAGCTGGTAAACCCACCCCAAATGCCCTGCACCGTGGCCGCCATCGCTGAAAATGCGCCGCTGATGGCCGTGCCAACGCCTTGAACCCCGCTTAATAAATCACTCCACACCGTTGCAAAAAATGCTTTGATCGGTTCCCAGTTTTTATAAACCAGGTAAACCGCTGCGCCCAAGGCTACAACCGCGCCTATGATCCAAACCAACGGACAACCAAACAATGACGCATTCCAGAGCCACTGAGCGGCGGTAACAATTTTTTCGCTGGTCGCAAACGCATATAAACCTTCCCCCATTGTCCATATATCTGAAACAAAGGTCTTTAAATACTTACCCACGGCAAATCCCAGTTTTAAACCAATAAATGCGCCGGTCAATTCAATTACAGTTGCAATCAAAGGCTTGTTCTTTTCAGCCCATAAACCGAATTCCCTGACAATGGGTGTTAACTTGGCGACGATGTCATTTAATGCCGGGCCTAATGATGCGCCTATCGTCATACTGAGCTTTTGGCCCTCGATGCTGGCCTTTTTTAATTGCTCAGTGCCGGTTGCCATCATGGCTTCGTAATCCCTGTTAATTACACCGTTAGCCGCCAACGATTCTTTCTTGATCCGGTTGAATTCATCCAGATTGGCAATCATGGGATTTAAAAACCCAAGCACTTGCATGTCGCTGAACAACTCGCTCATCTTGAACTTATTGCCGCCCGTCAACTCCTGAATTTTTTCGACCATTGTAACAACCGGGTCAAGTCCCTTTGCGCTGGCCTCGGTCATCACCTTTTCAACATTGACCCCCATTTTTTCAAAGTTTTTGACGGTTTCCTTGCTGGTCAACTTGGTTAAAAAGTTCTGGAAATTATTGGCAGCCTGAGCGGGATCTGACGCGCCCTTCATGGCGATTTGCAAAGCCGCGCCCATCGTGGCAATGCCTTGGGTGCCGGTAATGCCTAAACTTTTGGCCTGCGCGGTTAACTGAGGGAAATAGGTCGCCATATCCTTTAGCTCAAAACTGCCCATTTTTCCCGCTTGGGCCAGTAAGTCCATCGCCTTGGGGAGTTCATTGGGCGCTAACCCCATCGCATCAATTAACGTGAATGAAGTCCTTGCCAGTTCATTAACATCAGCGCCCGTGGCGGTTGCCGTTTTCCCGATAATATCTAACGAAGCTAAGGCTCTTGAAGGGTCTAGCCCTTTTGAGGCTAAGGTATTTAAAGCCGCCAATAATTCGCCTGGCGTTTGATTGGTAGCGGAGGCAATTGTATTTAATTGGGTTTTAGTGTTGCCTAATTGCGTGTTGTTAAACGCAACGATATTACCGAACAGCTGAAGTTCATGCTCGAAGTTTAACGCTTGGCGTAAAGGCTGTGCGATGGCATAAGCCGCGCCAACAGCCGCACCTACCGTACCTAATACCTGCCCGCCCAAATTGGAACGCGTTGCGGCATTTCTACGCAGGGTATTTGTACGCATCAACGAGCCTGCCAGGCGTTCTTCCTGCCTGATTAAATTCGAGACGTCATCACCGGCGGCGGTGCCTGCAACGCGATCTCTGCGTACCTGTTGCAGCGTGTGGCCTAAATGGGTCGCGCGTTGGTCTAGCGTGTCAAACGCACGGGCTACCGAGCCTGAAACGGTCGCGCCGATAACAATGCCTAACGCTAAATTATTTGCCATTAGCAACCGCCTTATTTTCGGCTATACTCATAGTCCCACCTTGGAGGCTTTATGATTAAAAACAGTTTTATCCGTATATATGATTGGCCCTATCATACGAATATGATTATGTTTTTGGGTTATGTCGCCGGTCTCTATTTTGCTACGGGTGGCGATACACCGTTATGGATGGAAATAGTTGCGGCTTTTTTCCTTATGGTTCCATTGGGTTTTATTATACTTATCCCCTACTTTCTCACCGTCGTGGCTCTGGCTGCGCTGTTTTCACTGCTTCAAGCCATTCGAACACGGTTTCGCCGTCCATTTCCAACAACTCACTCAACGACCAGCCAGTAAAGTTAGCCAACACGACGCACGCCTGCCGCGCATCGGTGGCTGTTAAGATAAAAAATCTTTATACGCGTCCTGTAGCTGTTTGTAATCGGCCATATCCAAACTGGCTATTTCATCCGGCGACAATTCGGCCAGGTTGGCGAATAACGCCACCTCTTTATCCGCGTCGGAGCCTTTCGACTTGTCGCTGGCAATCATATCCCGGACCTTGGGCCGCCTTAAGGTAATCTGGCTTAAGCCTTTATCGGTCGGATATTTAAGATCAATGGTCACGCTGCTCATGCTTTTTTGCCTTTCTTGACGGCGCTGGCATCGGTTTCATCCGCCTGTTCCTGTTCCGGCAGGGGTTCCAATTCCAATTCCTGTTTAATCGGCTGTAGAGACGCAATAGCTTGCGTCTCACCCGGCGCGATATGCTTTGACATCAATAAATATTTAGCCTGCCGCGCATTTAAAACCAGCTCATCGCCCGGTTGGAAGTGTTCAAACGCTTTTTGTACGGTATAGGTCGCCATGATCACATCCCCAAATTGGCGCGGGTTTGCTTGAGCGCATCCGTGCCATTTACGATTCTGATCATATTCGGTATATCAATTTCGTGAATCACCGCGCCGTTAATGGTGTGCTTATAATAACGCACCGCGACTGTGCCTTTTAGCGTCGCTTTATCGCCGGGCTTCCACGATCCCATATCAACTTCCGTCAAATAGCCGGTTAAATTAATGACTACGGGGATCTCCGTGCCGTTCTCGCTAATTACCGAACCTCGAAACGTGAGCGGCTTGCTATGGCCCGGCGCAAGGCCAAACAGTTTTAACACGTCCGCATCGTATTTGGTTAAGCTGAAGCTGGCCTCCAGTTTTTCCATGCCTAATTCAATGGCAACCGGCGCATCCATGCCGCCATTTCTGAATTCGTCGGTCTTGAAGGTTAATTTTGGGGGAGTTATTTCTTCACATTCACCCGCATAGCCTCGGCCATCGACGAACAAATTGAAGTTTTTCAGAATTGCATTAAGTGCCATTTGAGTATCCTCATGTTAATATTTTCTGCAATGTAGAGACGCAATATTTTGCGTCTCTACGCAAACAGCTCGGTAAAGTAGTCATTTACAAGATGACTACGGAACGTGATGTGTTCTGCAGGAGCCGGTGCTGTGAAGTCAAAATCAAAATAAACTTTTCCTGCCTGTATTTGATCCGGCGAGTTCAAGTCTGGGTCAGCCCAACAGGTTCCGCCCAAAATAGCGCCGACTCCAACCAAATGTCGCAAATAGTCATTAACCCCTTCGGTCACATCTTCCAGATAAGTTTTGGTGATGTTGCGGTCAACCGCCCACAAATGGGCATGTAACAGGCTTTCGTGAATCATATCGGCTGTTCTGACCACATTCAAAAATGCCCATTTGGGATCAGCCGAGCAGGTTCTATTACCCCATAGCCGATAGCCGTCTTTTTGAATGATGGTGGCCACCTCGTTTTCATTCAGATAATTGGCGATTGAGTTGGTATCATCCAGCGCAAAGCCGATGTTTCGTGAGGTGCCCATAATGCCGTATATCTCGCGGTTGGAAGGCGACCACCAAAACCCACGCTCATTATCCGACTTGGCTATCATCCCGGCCACACGGGCCGATACCGGCGCATTCATCGGTGAATTACTCACCACGTCCCAGACTTTAACCTGCGGATCAATGATATAAACCCGTTTGCTGCCGAAGTTTTCGCGGTAGGTAATGGCGGCGGCATCGTCTGTATTAGGGCCATCGGCGATAATGACCGCTTTCAACTGGTCGGCTATACCTAACAGTTCCGATACGATTTCAACTTCATCGCTAAAGCCCGGCGCAATCAAGATACGCGGGGTGACTTTGCAAAGCGTTTCGGCGGCCAGGAAGGCGTTAACGCCTGCGGTCGCGGTAGCGCCGATAATATTGGTAATGGTGGCCGCATCGTCTTGACCTTTCGCTACTCGCACCACCACGACCATTGCGCCTGCCTGGTCAAAGATGGCATCCAGGGCATCGGGCAACGTGCCATCTTTATCGCCGACGGTATCCAGGCCGTCCGCTGCATTGCGGCTGCCGGTAATCAAAACCGGCGTATTCAACGGGAAGGCCGCAGTCAGGCCGCCAGCTAGGTTTTTGGCTTTAATGGTAGGTATCACCACGCCTACGCCGCTGGAGGTTGGCGTAAAGGTACAGGTGACCAATAACGACGCCGGGGCGCTGGCAATTAACGCGGCTTTAACCAGTGCGGCGGTTGAAGTAACCGCTCCCTGTGCGCTGGTCGCCAGATTAACGGTAATGGCGGTGCCGCTGACATCGACGGATAAGCTTTGGCTATTCGCTTTCGGGTCTTTCAGTTGCACCGTGATGTTATTGGCTTCGGCATTGGCCGTGACGCTGGTATAGGTTAAGCCGTTATTGGCGGCAACCGTGCCGGTGGTCAGGGTCGCATTGACCGCTGCGCGGCTGTTGGGGGCCGTGCCGATCACGCCTATGACAGAGGATCGGACGGTGCTAATGGGACGTTCGCCGGTGTCGATTTCAACGATTTCGATACCATGTAAGAATTGTTCGGGCATTTCGGTTCTCCGGTTGTTTCAGGCTGTTCGGCGGGCACCCGTGAAGGGCGCCCCTACCAGGTTATTGCATCCAGTTCGGTCGCGTCAGCGGCTGCCATCACCAGGCCGCGCAAGGTTTGTTTTTTCGCGTACAGGGTTTGGTAATTGACCGCCACTTCGATCATGAGGGCAATAACATCGGTTAAGGGCATATCCACATGCGGCGCATTGTTGTAATCTACCACTAGGGGCAAGCTATCTTTCTTCATTAAAACAATCAGGTCATAAGCGGATTTCAAAAGCTGCACATCGGTGATGTCCGCATCCATTTTTATGCCGCTGGAAGTGACGAAACCGGCGGATAATTCGTTTTTAAACGCGGCGGTTATTTCGTTAATCCTGTCTATTTTAAGTTCTTCCAAGGTCGCGGCAGGTTTCGGAACAATAATCAACTGGCCGTTAACCACATCCAGCGTTTCTCCCGGTTGCCGCATCATGGCTGCGTCAAAATACGCTTGCGTGACTTCGATAATGTCATCGGGAAATGCCGGGTAATCAATATTATTCGGGTAAAAATTTTTAGTCGAGTTGCTGTATTTCATGTTATTTTCCTATCGCGCGCCAGATGACCGGAAATGCAGATCGGGTCGTGTTATTAGACCAGCCGTTTAGATTGAAACCACTTGTCGTTAGTGTATTACCGCCCGCTAAAGCGCCTGATGTAGTCAAGCCATAAGGGCTACACATAACATTGATAGCCGAGGAGGGGAATGCGATCGGGAAGGTAACAGCGACATCCGCACTGCCCGATGAATTATTGGCTCCCCATTGAAGAATTAAACCGCTTGGAAATTTCTGATAACCGGCGGTAATCAATGAATTTTCGAATGCGGATGAATAGCCTAACCTTTTTTCACCGCCTAGCAGATACCATGACACGCCGCCAAGATTTATTAACATTGCCGTATCCCATTTGTCAAGGGATAGGCTGGTAACTGATGCATTTGTGTTGATTATTATAACATCAGTGTCTTGCCGGTTAATGGTACATCCTGTTACATTATTCCCGCTAAAAGAAATCATTGAACCCTGCGGGCAGGCAGAGGCAAGCGGCAATGTTAATGTCACCGAGGCCGCATTTGGAAAAATCCATTTGCCTATATCAGTTATCGGGAGTGTCGTATTAACCGCATAAACTGAAATATCTGAGGCACTACCTATTGCGCGATGAACAAATCCAGTGGTCGCCAGTGAGGTATCATTATCAAACTGTGCGGCGGTCGGCGCAGTGGGATTGCCGGTTAATACGGGGCTATCAAAATCGGTCAGCGCATCCATCACGTTGGTGCCGTCTGTCCACGCGACGGCTTTATAACCTTGCGTACAGACTACGCCTGTACCTGCCGCCATTTTAATCGTGAGGGTATAAGCGCCGGTTGTGGCGTTTTTAAATATCCAGCTTCGCGTGGGTGTTGCTGGCACGATTAAATTAATGCTGCCGGTTAATACGCCCGTGAGATTTATAATCCCGTTTTTGGCTTCGGCAGCGGATAGCGTTACATCGGCGCTGCCCGCCACGGACTTTGATAAATAGCCGTTGGTGGCCGCCATGATGGCCTGATGAACGCGCAGCGCATTCCAGCCTTTCAGGATTTCAGAGATCCCCGCCTCGGCATCAGCTTGGGAAACAATCGTTTCCATCAAATCAACATGCGCTTTTAAGTAGGCGGTGCGGTTTGCCAGATTGCGGGCCGAGGCATTGTCTTTGCCATCAGCGCCACCAATAACCGGATCGGTGGTTTCGATTTGATATACACCCGCATCGTATGTCGCGGATTCTGGTAAATTAGACATTACAGCACGCCTCCGTTGTGTTTGTAGGTTCCATCATGCAGGATTTCGCCATTATGAAAAAGATTGGTAAATATTAAATTGCGTAAATGCGAACGGGCATTTTTATAACGATTTATGCGATCACGGATTTTTGTAATCATGCCTGCGCTGGGTGTTTCAAAAATATTCAAGATGACATCAAACAGCGGCCAGACACTATCGCCGCCGTGTTTGCAGGTGCCGTCATGCGTGATGACCCCATTATGAAACTGCCATTCTCCCTCGATAATATGCACGTTGTCATAACCCAACGCTATCAAAGCCAGTTTAATTGAATAGGGCGTGCCTTTATGTCTGTGGATTTCATAACTGGCCGCGATCATGGCCCGTTGCTGCGCGACGCTCCAATTGGAATCCCACTCATCAATAGAGAGCGCCCAGGCCAGCCATGTCAATAAATCCGCCGGGCAGGTTTGCGCATTCCAGGTTTTAACGATTTCAACAGGAATCGTGCCCAAGCGCGCCAGCGCATCATCTAGCGCGTGTTCCTGCAAATTGGCATTGGGCGGCAATAAATCAGACATCCACGCCTCCATTGGTCAACGTAACAGCCGTGCAATATGACGCTTGATAATTTTCAATCACCACATCCGCCGAGGGTGTGGTTAACACCACATTTTGCACGCCAGGTTGATGCAACGCGGCGAAAATGCCGGAGCGGGTCACGTTATAACCAATTTTATGATGGCTGTCGATATAGGTGGCCAGGGCGGCATTGGCGGCGGCCAAAACGATAGCGCTGCTGGGGCCGTCATAAAAAGTCAGCGTTGCGACAACAGAATAATTAATAATGGCTGCCGAGCGCACCGTGACTCGATCCGTGAGCGGCCTGACACTTTCGACGTTAACCGCCGCCAAAACCAGCGCCAGTAAGTCGGCATCGGCGGTGCCGGGACTTGTAATTGAAAGAACCGTTACCGCCACTTTTCCGGGTTCTGGTAGGTCAAGGTTTGCATCATTATCAATCACAACCAGACCATCGGTAATGTGAAAAGTCACTGCATCCACGGCAATATCTTTCACTTCCGCCGATGCACTTAAACCGTGGAAAATATAGGAACCCACGGGGCCAGCCGAGCTTAAGCCTTCAAAAGCCAATTGTGTTCGAGCCTTGAAATTCACATCACTTTCATAGATTGCCGAAATGGGCGGGATCACCGTTAAATTAGCGGGTGTAATCAGTAAACGGCTGACATTAAAATTGGCCGCCAGATTATCTAAATCCGTACCGATAGCCGTTGCCAGCATCACGCCACGCGCGGCATCGTTCACCCGCTGCCGGAGCAGTAATTCACGGTAAGCCGCCACTTCCAGAATCTTGTAAGCGGGGTCGGATTCAAGAAGGGCGGTAAAGGTTGCGTCACGCGCTTGCAGATCGGCGAGCATTGCGGTAAAGATCGTTTCAAAGTCGAGTGCTTCGACGATATTGGGGGCCGGTATTTGCGCCAGATCAATTTGACTGAAACTGCTCATAAAATTATGCCATCCAGTTTTATCGGTTGACCATCGGGCAAGTAGTTAGCCGAGAGGGTTAACGCCAGTTTTCCGGTTTCATCGGCATTCTCTATCTGCACGCGCTCAACGCTGATGCGCGGTTCCCATTTAGCGAGGGCATCGGCGGTGGCTGAAACAATATCAATAATGGTGCTGCTATTAATCGGCGCGTCAATGAATTCAAATAACCGCGAGCCATACTCACGGCGCATCACGCGCGTACCCAGTGGCGTGGTTAAAATATCCGTGATAGATTGCTTTAAATGATCCATACCGCCCAGGGCTTTGCCGGTGCGGTTGTTAACGCCGATCATTGTTGTGTGCCCGTTGGGTTCTGGAAAGCATGTAAATAGCTTTAAAGCGTTTTCGTGGAAAATTGACCCGTTGCTGCGCCCTGTTGTGTATTAACCAAGTAACTATCGACGGAAACCGGTATTTGTGCGCTTTCATTTTTAGCGAACAGGGACGAAGATCACGGTTATTGATGGCATTATTCATCATGCCGGAACTCCTGTTTGTGCGCTGCCAGCGGTCACGCCGCCATGTTTATGGTTGTGCAGACTGATCCCGTTGGCAATCACATCCACGCTGGCCGTTAGCGTGCCGGTTAACGTAATATCGCCGATAATGGTCATGCCGCCGGTGGCTCTTACCGCCATCGTTGCCCCATCCGGTAAAACGGCCTTTAAATGGTGCATGTGGCGGTCATATTCAACGATTGCGCCGTCACTGTAAACAATTTGATGTATATTCGGTGTTGCCACGGCCGGCGGCTTTAAAGACTGATATAAACCGATCAACACCACACCCTGATTGAGTTCACCTGATGGCGACAACACCACCACTTGTTCGCCGATTTCCGGCGCGTGCCAGCTTATGTTCCCGCCCGCGCGTTGGGTTTGCCAGGGCAGCCAGTCGGTTAAAATGTCCCCGGCTTTAATGCGTACCGTGGCATTGACATAATCGGCTGCCTGCACCGTGCCGAATTTAATCAGGTTGCTGATGCGGCGGTCGAGTTCGGTGGTTTCAAAATCACTCATGGTAACTCCTCATAATGATCTTCATTGCCGATACCAATCAATGGCACTTCACTCCACCAGATTTCCGTGGGTCTGATCCCTGTGCTATCCCACACGCTTGCGCCCAGATAGAGCGTTTGATCCCAACTGACGAACCAGCTCTCAAAGCCGTTTTTCTCCGGGTCGAACTTGCCGGGGCCGAGTGTAATCAGGCCGGGAAAGCTCACGTTATGCGCCAAGCCCCATTTATTTTTCCTTACCTTCGTAAATAACTGGGCGGCGAAATCCCGGACCTGAATTTGCAGATTTTCGGTTTGCTGACCCAGAATGCAATAGGCGGTGATATGGCACAATAAGGGTGCGCGGTCATCGCCGACATCATCGCCTTCGTCGGCGTTTTCAATTTCCAGTATTACCGCAGGCGTGACAATCGGCAGCGGTTGACCGGTGGGGGTTTCGCCTTGTTCATACCAGGTCACGGTGTTCACATTGTCGCCAAAGTGGGCGGCAATTTGGGTTTCCAACGCGCTATGAAATTCGGTTAAGGTCGTCATCGGCAGGCCCTTTCCAGTTCAAAACTGACCAGCCGGTTCATTTTTTGCATAAGGGCGAGTTGAGCCGGGGCAATCAAGCGCCTGACACATTCTTGTGTCTGGCTGTCTATATCAACCTCTTGTGTTTTAATATGTTGCCGTTTTTTTGGGATTTTTGGCGGTATTCGTGCATAAATTCCTTTGTGTCCGGTAGGCATGGTCGCTTTAAATCCACCTTCAAAAAAGAATCCGCCCGCCATATAACCCGTGCCTATTGGCCCTTCATCTTTTAAATAAATCGCGTCAATGGGTCGTGTTCCAAACCAGACTTTCCCACTGACGCCTTGACCCATGCCTGTTTTGGCTTTTGCCAGACGCACTCTTCGGGTTAATGTTTTCCGTGGGATACCCGTTGCCGAGGGTAACATTTGCAATAATTTTCCTTTTAGCCAGGCGCACGTTTCATTAATCGCCCGCATTTCCGCGCGCTTTAACGCTTGCGGTGATAACGCGCCCTGCACCAATCGATCCAGATGGCTGCGATCCAGTTGTATGGATAAAAATCCGGCGGTGGGGTTTACATCAATCGCCATTATTTCCACCCGCCGAGGGTCGCTTGAGTGCTGCCCGGATGGTACAAAATCACGGTCAACGTGTTATCGCCTTTGTACAGGATTTCAGAGATGGCATACTCGGCATCCTGATAAAAAGCGATCCAGGTTTTTGAAAGGCCCGGCACTGAATTTTCCAATAGCTCAATGGGCGTGCTGTAAATGTCAATTTTTGCCCAGATGTTATCGGTTTCTTCAAAGCCGGGTTTATTGCCGCTGCCGGGCCGCGCCGATAAAATACATTTTGTGTTGACTTCGCAAGCATCGGGGGGATAAAACGTAATATTATCGCCCAAGACCTCCATTATTAATCGATCCATCACACTAAAATGTTGACTAAAATCCCTTAATTCAGGTGGCGTCGGGATTACCCGGCTTCTTACCCTGGGTCTATAAAAAATTTCCCTATTGGTCAATTTTTCAGGAAATAATGGATAATTTTCGCCCCAAATGGAATATCTGCTTAGGG